TCCTACGTATCGAGATTGTAAAGTTTATGAAGAATTTCATAATTTTCAAACCTTCGGTGATTGGGATGAAGACAATTATTACGAAATCGAAGGTGAAATAATGCATCTTGACAAGGATATTCTTTATAAAGGTAATAAAATATATAGTCCAGATACTTGTATATATGTACCTCAAACTATTAATAGTTTATTTGTTAAGTGTGATAAATCAAGAGGGCAATCAGTTATAGGAACATATCGTGACAAAAATGGTAAATATCAAGTGAATTGTAATTTAATAAATCCTAAAATTGGTAAATCTAAAGGTAAATATTTAGGTAGATATGAAACAGAAATAGAAGCATTTGAAGTTTATAAATACTACAAAGAAAAGAACATTAAGGAAGTAGCAAATTTTTATAAAAATTAAATACCAGAAAGATTATATGAAGGATTGTGTACTTATGAAGTAGAAATTAATGATTGAATATATAAATTAATAAGGAGACAAAGGAATGGATAGAAAAACATTAGATGAGATGAACAGAATGAGATTTCAAATGGATGATATAAGTAAGTTTATTAGAAACAGTGGAAAAGATAACTGTTTTAAAATTTTCAATAGTAGCTATAATGCTGATATGTTAAAATTGTCTAAAGAATTAAATAACAAATTAATTGAATTATTAGAAAATTACAAAGATAAATTAGAAAAGCAATTTGAGGAAATGTAATGTTAAAATTAAGATTAATATTATGTGTTATATTATTTATTAATATGTTTTATACAACTTATAGACTACATAATAATAAATTAAATGGACTTAAGAAATTTATAAACGATAAAGCAATATTAACAGTAATGTTAGTAATATTAAATTTAATAAAATAAGGGGAATAGATAATATGTACGAAACATTAGATACGATTCAAAATATATTAGTTATTGTAGTATGGGGTAATATATTTTATACATTTTATGCAACGATTAAAGATTGGAATCATGGTGAAAAATTCAAAAAACATTTAAATGGTGGTTGCATAGTTGGTTTAATGGTATTGTTTATAACTTTGGTAAAATATCTAGTTAAATAGGAGGGGTTGTTATGAGTAATCAAAGTGGTGGAGGTTCTGAATTAATGTTCTTTGTTGTAATGGTAATTTGTATGATGTTTTTATATGACCAAGTTGTCCATCGTAATAGTTATAATGCTAGTACAACACACCAAATATTACAACAACAAGGTATAAGTCAAAAGATAGAAAATGTAGAAAATGCTTTAAAAAACTAAGAATATTATATCTAGCAATTAAATATACTTTAATATGAAGGAGTTGATGTAATATGAGTGAACAAAATCAAGGCACTATATTTCTAATTTTATTAGGATTATTAGCTTATTATTTAGTAAGTACAGGATGGTTATCAGATGGACAAGGACACATTGATATGCATAAATTAGGAAGTGAAATTCGTCATTATACTATTGAGAAATATTGTAATAATCAGTAGGTGATAATTATGAGTAAAGCTGAAGATAATTACACAATAGCTCAAGTATTATGGATTATTATTAAAAAGATATTCTATTTAATTACGACATTGATTAGAGGTACTTTATTTTATATCATTAAATTTTTGTATAAGATTTTCAAGTTATGGGAATTTGAAAAAGAAAAAAATGATGTGTATATGGTTAAAGATAATTTAACTCATAGTTTTAATTTTAAACGTTCAACGAGGTTTAAAGAATTATATAAAGATTTAAATTATAAGTTAGAAGTGGAATTACCAATAACAATTAGATGTGATGAAAATAATGGGACAAACGATGCAGAAGATGAAATCGAAGAAATAAAAGAAATTGTTGATGAACTAATAGTATCTGCTGAAGCCGAAAGTATTAAAAAGGCATTTTCATTTAGTTCTAAAAGAAGAAATGGTATACCTTATACAACAGAAAATGAACAAGAAATGTCTTTTTATTTTGAAAATTATATGAGAGGATATGGAGCAGAAAGTAATGATAATTTAAATAATTTAAAGGAGTAATATATGTATCAAAATTTAAAACATAAAAAAGCAGTAGAAAATCGTGGTGATGGTTATAAATGTATTGGTAGTTATAAAATGAAAGAAATAACCATTGATGGTAAAGGTGGTAAAGGAGATCGTAGTTTTATAAGAGTAAAATGTCTGTATTGTGGTGAAAAATATGATATAGCTTATTCTGGTTTTAAAAATAAAAGATATAAATGTACTCATTGTTGTAATAAATATGAAAATTCATTTGCATATCATATAGAGGTTGAATTAGGAGCTAAATTAGAAGATTATTGGGATTTTGAAGAAAATGGTAGGTTAGGTATTAATCCTTATTTAATTTATAAAAATACAAAGAAAATCAAAGTATGGATATGGTGTCAAGATAAATGGTATCATGGTAGTTATGATATTTCTCCTGATAAATTTACAGGTAGAGGAGATAGATGTTCTTATTGCAATCCTTTTGCAAGTCATAGAAATCATCCTAAAGATTCATTTGCACAATGGGGTATTGATACATTTGGAGATAATTTTTTAGAGAAATATTGGAGTGAAAAAAATACATTAAATCCTTGGAAAATAAGTCCAAATAGTGGGAAATACAAAATATGGATTTTATGTCAAGAAAAAGATTATCATAATGATAACGGTGGATATTTACTTACACCTAATGATTTTTATCAAGGACGAAGATGTCCTTATTGTAATAGAAATGGTGGTAAAGTGCATTTACTAGATTCATTTGGAATATTATACCCAGAAAAAATTAAATATTGGAATTATGAAAAGAATAAAACTAAAAAAAGAAAAACGCCTTTTGAAGTTGCACCATATAGCAATCTTGAAAAATATTGGTGGATTTGTCAAAATTGTGGTAGTTTTTTTGAAAGAAGTTTATCACATATAAATCAATGTGATTCTGGAGTATATTGTATTGATTGTAATAATTCGCAACTTGAGGAAATAACAAAAAGAATATTACAAAAATATAACATCGAATATAAATCACAAGTAAAATACGATGGTTTAATAGAATTAGGAAATGGTAACCTCTCATATGATTTTTATTTACCAAATTATAATTTATTAATAGAATGTCAAGGTGAACAACATGAACATTATTGTAAAGGATTTCATAAAAATAAAGCAGACTTTGAAAGACAATTAGAACACGATAGACGTAAAAAACAATATGCAATAGACCATAATATCAACTTCTTGGAAATTTGGTATTATGATATAGATAATATAGAAAAAATACTAATTAAACAATTAAATCTATAATATAGAAATTAATAAGGCGTCTTAGTGTGCCTTATTTTTATGTTTAAAAGGAGGTGAGATAATGGCATTATTAAATAATTCCCCTACAAATGGCTATTTATATTTTGAAAATCCATGTATACAATTCGGTGACAAAATATATACAGTAAATTCAATGTATACAAATAAACCATATATTTATTTTGATATATCAGATCCTCAAATATTAAAGGACTTTGATTATAGACAACCTGATGAAAATTTAATATTAGTTGTAAAAAATAATGATGGTTTTGCTATGATTGTAGAAGGTAATGTATTAGAATTGACCTTTGACGGAATTAATGCGAAAACATTAGTAAATAAACTAAATTCAGTTAATAAAAACTCGCAAGAATATAAAGATGAATTAAGTAATATTACGGATAGTATAAATAGTGTTTCAGATAGTTTAGTTAAAAATAATACATTTAATGAAATTAAAGAGGCATTCAACGTTTCTACGATTCAACTTAATAATAAATTAATCAGTCTAACGTCATTAATTAAAACGAGTGTTTCTGATAATCTTTTAACTACAAGTGAAAAGGCAACTATAAATTATGAATATGGATTATTCGAACAAAGATCAATAGAAGTATTGTCACAAGCTAATTCTCTTGTAACAATTTATAATGCAAATTCAATAACAATAGATGAAAATAGTGTTGTGACGGTAGAAAATAATCAATCTGAGTTAAGCGGTGTTGTAGCCGAATTAAATCTTCAAATGAATGAATTCGTCAATCTTCAAACTGAAGAAGTAGGGGAAGGTGATGTAGTTGAATTATTAGGAACATTAGAAGAATTATCAACATTACTTATGATATTAAAAGATTCATGTAATTCATTGATATTTTTGGGTAGTGGAAATGAAATTGTCAACACAACAAATGGTTTAAATTTTAGACTAACTAACATAGAAAACATAGTTAATGAATTAAAAGATCAAGTATCAAGTAGTTATGAAGAAGAAAAGAAAAATGTTCAAACTATAATTAATAGTGATATAAATATATGTAATAAAATATTAAACATAATGAGAACAGCAGTTAATACTGATGGATGTCAAATGACTAATACACAAAAAGCATCATTAGGTTCTTATTGTAATGGGTTAGTAAATAATTTAAATAAATTAAAAAGTATGTATAACATTTATTATGTAAGCAAAGTTTTAGATGATTCATTAAAAAAACAATTTAAAGAAAGTATGGATAACTTTGAAAAAAAACAAAATGACATGGTAAATGATATAGAAGATAGTATTGATGATTTAATTTTTACTCCTAGTGAATGGAAAAAATATTGCAATTATTTAGAATTGTTTAGAAGTGCAAGAAGTGATTTATCTGGTAAATTTATGTCTGTTATAAACTTAGTTATTAATTCACAGGGTTCAGATAGTGTGGATGCTATTAATACTAAAATACAAAATATAAATGACAGTATAGCAAGTATAACACAAGAAATAAATATTATAAAAAATAAATGCGATGATTTTGAAAAAAGATTAAAAGCATTAGAAGGATAGGTGATAAAATGGAAAGAGAATATACTTTAATAATACAAAAACAAAAAAGTATATTAAACGACACATTATCTATTTCTAAAGATGATAATGGAGTTAGTATTTATTTAAGATTATTAGGTTCTCCATTTTTTGATATAAGCAAACATAATTACACATATTCTAAAATATCAATAACAGATAAATATAAAATAATAAAAGAAAATGCTATAACACCAATAGTTGATGGTAGAATATTATTTAAAATAAATAATGATTTAACTGATGTTTTGGAAGTGGGTGAGTATCAACTATATGTTAGATTAGTTGATGATAGAAGTCAACATTATACTTTACCACCAATTAAAATGGAATGTATAAAATCAAATGAGTTATCAACATTAACTTTAGACGAAGGGATAATAGAAAAAAGTAATATTGATAATGTATCTGTTCAAAATTTAGGTGAAGATATTTCTTCTTACTTAACAGACAGAAGTTATAATAGAACAATATGGGAAACTGATGATTTGATAACTGGAAATAAAATGAATAAAATTGAATCTGTTCTTAATGATGAAGTTGATAATAGTATTCAATTTACACAAGCATTAAAATTATTAAATAAAGAAAAAGGTTATAGTCTTAAAGAAGGTACTTCAACTAACCCAATCAAGATATACAACCTCCCAGTAGGAAATTATATTATTAATGGGTATATAAAAGACTTATCAGAAAGTTCTATACAAGAAGTTGAAAATGCAAGATATTATGTTGTATATAAAGATGAAGATTGTAGTTATATATTAAGAAACCTATCTACGGATAAAATTCCAATTTTATTAAAATATGATGTATACCATAATCAAGTATTAGCCGTCACAGGGCAAGTTAAAGAGGTTAAAACAACATCTGATGTATTACAATTAACTAATGATAGACATCAATTTTTAAAAATTAGTGACTTAGTTAAATTGAAATTACCAGAGAATGTTAATTTTACTCAAATACATTTGTTTATATTACCAACCTCAGATTTAACCGTTACTTTCCCTAAGATTTCATGGGAAAATTACCCAGTATTAAACCAAGATATGTTTACCGAAATAATACTAACTTGTTATAATAATGTGTGGTACGGAAATTGCAAAGAATATAACTTATAAAGGAGGTTTGATATATGTACGGAAAATTCGTAAATGATGAATTAATAGAAGCTCCTGTGAATTATAAAACTCCTAATGGCGAATTGATAACTAATTTTACTAATTCTATTGAATTAATGAAAAACTATGGTTTTAAAGAAATAACAGGAAGTCAACCAGATTATGATCCAAACTGTGAAGTTTTAATAATAACTGCACATAATGAACATGAAAATAGTATTGAATGCACATATGAAAAAGTCAGTATGGCTTCTTTATTAAAAACTGCTACAACAGATGATAAGAAATTAGATTGTACTAGAGGAGAAGTATTAGATGCTAGAAAAAGTACGAAAATAATAAATGGAACATCAACCGTTAAAGAGTATCCTTCACTTAAAGAAAGATTAGATAAAATGGAATCTTTCATATATGATCGAGTTGATATAGAAAATACAGAAGTAAATATAAATATAGAAGATAGAAAAATGTATGTATGTAACGAAAATATAACATCTCTATCATTAATAACACCTGCGAATGTAGATGTTAATTTTTCAACTAAATTATATTTTGAAACAGATAATGATATTACCTTAGATAATATATTGTTTATGGGCGACCATTGTGAAAGTGGAAAATTTAAAGGGAAAGATAATAATGAGTATATAATTGATTTCATATATGCTAATCAATTAATAGGTGTTGTTTCTTCCTCAAATGGTATTGATGGTGATCCTGGTGATCCAACAGATCCTGGTGAAGAAGATAAAGAATTACATTCGTTTAGTGGTGCTGATGATTTAATTACAATAGCAAGAACATATTATTTAAATAGAACTAAATATACAACTTATGGTAACAATAACATTCTTACCGATGAAGGAACGTTATCATGGACTAAAGCTACTAGAAAAGGTGCTGACAGTCCAGATGGTAGATATAGAGCAGTTGATTGTAGTGCATTTGTTGGTTTATGTATGAGAGGTATTGAATTTGATGATGTATTTAAAACAAGTGATGTTTATAATAAAAAGGATTTAAACCCTAGAACAAATAAATATCCTTGGGCAGTTAAATTAAGTAGAACAGCAGGTGACATATGTAAAGATTGTGAAGATTTAGGCTGGTCATTATCACCAGATAAATGGCATACTGATGAAGCAAAGACAAATTGGTTAGGACTTGAAAAAGGTGATTTAATATTCTTCAAGAAAGAAGAACCTAATGACAGATATAAAAACATAGGTCATGTTGCTATATATTATGGTGATAATAGTAAAGGTGAAAAATGTGTAATTGAATTTACTGGTGGAACAGGTGTTAAAAAACATAGTGATGGAAAAACTTGTGGTTGTCAAATAATTCAATTTGATAGAAAAAATAGAAATAGTGTAATTGCTGTAGCTAGATGTCAAAATTAGTGAGGTGATTATATGACTTTATTAAATAATGGAAAATATAATAAAAATGAATGGACTGAACCAATAACTCCAACGAAAGATAAAATGAATAAAATTGAAGATGCTTTAAGTTATGCAATAGATATGAATGTCGAATATAAAACAATAACAAGTCAAACTTTTAATCTAACAACAGATAAAAATCAATATTTAAGTATAGATAAAAATATAACTATAAATCTTCCTAACATAAATTATGATGCTGATTTTCATTTATTTTTAAATTGTGAACAAGAATGCAAGATTACATTTATATCTAGTGGTGATGAAAAAACAGCATATTTAACAATTAATTTATACGACATTGAATTAATTTATGTTGGTGATTGGATAATTAAGATTTAGGAGGTGATATTTTGAGTAAGATATATATATTAGATAATAAAGGTAATAATGCATCAAATATTTCATCTCTTGGAAATAGTTTAGTATTAGAAAATATATCACAAGAAAGAATTGCATCTTGGGATAATAAAATAAATTCAACTCAGTTAAATACAACCGTGAATACAATTAATAGTAAGATATCATCTATTAATAGAGATTTACAAACAATAACAACATCTAATAATGCAAATGCTAATGATATAGCTAATTTAAAAGCTAAATTAAATGATTTAATGGAATTATTAGGTGAAGTAAAAGATACAAATACAAGTAACAATACTTGGTTAGGAAACTTAGCACAAGATATAGGTAAGATTAACGACTTTATAGATAGTGGATATACGGATGAAATTAAAGAATTACAAAAGAAATTAGACAATAAAGCTGATAGTTATGTTCAAGAAGGATATCCTCACCCAGAATACAAAGGTGTTACTGAAAATAATAATTATAATGCTTGGTTAGGAGATATTTGGAGAAAACCTTCGACTGGTGAGGATTTCAAATATATAAAAAAACAAAATGATAATGGTACATTTGATTATATATGGGAAACTCAAGCGGGTTCAATTCCAGATAGTCTATTTGATTTAATAGATGGTAAATCCAGTATTTATTTTTCTAAACCTTCTTCTTATAATAAAAGAGATTGTTGGATATTAGAATCAGATGAAATACACCCCCCTAATAAAATGGGAACGTTATTATTTGCAAATAAAAGTAATACAAGTTATAATGCTGATGATTGGATTGATTTAGTCACTTATGTTACTCAAAATGATTATAACATTTATGTAGCTAAAGTTAATGAATTTATAAACAAAACATATACAGATAATATTAAAGAAATAAACAATAAAATTGATAGCAAAGCTGATAGTTATTTCCAAGAATCACAACCTCATGAAGAATATGATAAAGTTTCAGATAATAACAAATACAACGGTTGGCTTGGTGATATTTGGAGAAAACCATCAACAGGGGCAGATTATAAATATATAAGAACTCAATATTCAGATGGGACATATAAATACTTTTGGGAATTACAAACAACATCTATACCAGATGACTTATTTGATAAAATAGATGGTAAGGCTAGTATTTATTTTACAAAACCAACTAACTATAATGCTCATGACTGTTGGGTATTAGAAAGTGATACAGTTCATCCACCTCAAAAGAAAGGAACTTTATTATTTGCTAAAAATTCAAATAGTACTTATGTAGCAAGTGATTGGATAGATTTATTATCTTATGTTACTCAATCACAATATGAAGAACTTCAAAACAACCTTAATAATTTTATAAATGAAACATATAATGATGAAGTTAAAAATATAAATAGTAAAATTGATAACAAAGCAGATAGTTATGTGCAAGAGGATAAGCCTCACAGAGAATATACTGATGTATCTCAAAGTAGTACTTATGATGGATGGATAGGAGATATATGGAGAAAAATTTCTACTGGTGAAGATTTTAAATATGTAAGAGTTCAAGGTACAGCATCTAACACTTATACATATAGATGGGAAGCTCAATCTATGGCTATACCAGATAGTTTATATGATAAGATAGATGGGAAAGCTACTATTTATTTTGCAAGACCAGATTCATATGCAATAAGAGATTGTTGGATATTAGAGAACGACACTATACATCCACCACAAAAGAAAGGTACGATGTTATTTGCAAATAAAACTAACACATCATATAATGCTAGTGATTGGATAGATTTACTTACTTATATTACACAAGAAAAATATCAAGAACTTATTGATAAAGTTGATGATTTTATAGATACAACTTATACAGAAGAAATAAAAAATATTAATAGCAAAATTGATAATAAAGCCGATTCATATGTACAATCTACAAAACCTCATAATGAATATACTAATGTATCTCAAAATTCAACATATGATGGTTGGGTTGGTGATATATGGAGAAATTCTATAACAGGAGAAGATTTTAAATACGTTAGAATACAAGGAACTAGTTCAAGTGTGTATACTTATCGTTGGGAATCACAATCAGCAACAATTCCAGATGCTTTATATGATAAGATTGATGGAAAAGCAAGTATATATTTTACTAAACCTTCCACTTATAATGCACACGATTGTTGGATACTTGAAAATAACACAGTTCACACACCTAATAAACAAGGTACTTTATTATTCGCTAATAAAACTAATACTACTTATAATGCAAGTGACTGGGTAGACTTACTTGAATATTTAACTGAATCTGAAGTAGATGATAAAGTTAAAAATGTAACTACTAAATATGAAGAATTATCAGATAGATTTTCATGGTTAGTAAGTAGTTCATCTACTGAAACTAGCTTAGTAATTACAGATAAATTAATACAAGCGATAGCTAATAGTGAAATACAATTATCGGCTAAAAAGATATTAATTAATGGATTACTTGAAGGTGCAGGTTGGAGAGTAGATGAAGAAGGTAATTTTGTTGTTAATGATTTAAATATTATAGGAACATTAACTTGTAAAAACTTTTCAACAGAAAATTTAGTTGGTTCAACAATAGGTAAAATATTAGATAGTGATAAAGAATTTAATGCTAACACAAGTTTATTACCAAGTATGATATTAGATAATCTACCATATAATTTAAATGGATATTCTGTTAAAATTTATATGGATTCAGATTTAACAGATAATATTACGTTTTCAAAACATATAAATGGTTCTATTGAACTATATTTATGCGGACATACATTAACTGGATTTATTCACACAATGTTTGATAATTCTATTTATAAATTCTATGGCGGAAATAATGATAGTGACACAACTAATATAGGTAAAATAATGCCTTATGGCGGGTACGTTTTAGGTTCATATGCTTATACTATGTTATTTTCAAATTCACCAAATGTAGTTGTTGAAAATATAGCTATTTATGGTTGTAAATCTACAACAAATACAGTAGGATTAGGTGCGACTCAAAAGACTAATTTAATAATGAAAAACGTTAAATTTATAGGTTGTAAACATAATTGTAGAACATATTCATTAAGTAAAGTTCATTGTGATAGTAGTAGTGGTTTAGCAACTAGTATTGGTTGGTATGCTGGAACAGGTAGTGTAATTACTTTAGCAACAACTAATCAAGCAGGTGGCAATCCTAATACTAACACAGGGAATAACGGACAAATATATTCGACAGGCGCTACATTTAGTGGTAATGCTGAATCTGGTTCTAATACATCAACAGGTGAAACTGAAACTGAAAGAAGTGTAACTTATTATCCCACTTATTCAGATACTTATAGAACTTCTTTATATAATAACTGGGCGCAAGACGGTGTGGCTAGACAAGGTAAATATACCAATCCAACTTCAGCGCAATCTGATGGATACTTCTTCTTTGGTACACAATTTAATGAAGTTAAAGGTAAAAAAATAATTAAAGTAGATATTACATTAAGTAGAAAAAGTGGTGTAGGTGCATCAGCTAGTTGTTCTCATGGTATTTATTATCATACTTATACTGGAAGAACAACAGGAAAACCTTCATTGACAAGTTGTAACAGTAGCATTTCATTAGGTTGGGGGGATACTGATACGGTTTCAATAACTACATCCAGTGTATTAAATGGTATTAAAAATGGAACGATAAAAGGTTTTGCAATCAAGTCAACATATGATTTAGCACATTATAGTGCAATTAGTAACTGTAAAATAAAGATATATTATGTTGATGGAACTAATACATTATCAGCGTCTTTAGTTAATAAAGTAGGAGAAGCAATAGTTGGTGAAACTCAAATTGAAGATAATATATCAGTAGTAAGTTCTAATACTGATTTTATAGTACAATCAGTATCGACTTATAATCCTACTACATGGCAAAATGGAGATTTAATAACTTCAACTAAATTAAACAATTTAGAACAAGGATTAGCGGATTGTAGTTCTTTCTGTAATGAAGAAACTATAAATCAATATATACTTGAACAATTAAATACATTATGGGGTGGTGAATATTAATGGCCTTAAAAGATAAGTTAACAGAAATAGCTAACGCCATTCGTAATGTAAAAGGTACTACTGGTAAAATGAAACCAAATACATTTGCAACTGAAATAAACAAAATGGCTTATATTAACAATGGATCAATAACAGGTGTAGTAGATTCTATGACAGGTCAAACGGTTAATCCTACAACAACAGATATAACTATTAACGGTAATAAGTATTTAAGTGGTAATATTGTTATTAGTGGTGACTCAAACCTAAAATCTGAAAATATAACTAGAGGTAGAGGAAGTGGAAATTATGTATTTGGGGTTAGAGGAACAGCAGATAAATTAGTAGATATTAATTATGAAAAACCAATATGGTGTGGTGCTTATGCGAATGAAGCAGTTAAAGTAGCAAGAACATATTGGGATGCTAGAATATCTAATAAGGTTACCTATGCTTATTCTGGTGGAGATACAATATTTGAAGGTAAACTAACTGATGTTAATGGAAATTGTTATATAGATTGTTCCACATTTATTTCATTAGCATTGCTTGGGATAGATTATAACCATTCTCCTTATTATGGGAAAACAGGACAAGCTAATTTAACAATAGACACATCAACTATTGTTCCTAGAACAGATTATAGTTATGCCATGCCTTCACTAGCAAACCAATCAACTAATAATTTTACAAACGGTAGAATAAGATACGCTAGTGATTTGGCTGAATATTTTTATTGTGCAGGTAAAGTAATTGCTGTCGATGAAGTAATGCCTGGTGATTTAACATTTCATGCTAGTAAAAATTCAGATGGAACTTACACCATTAATAATAGATTTAAAAATATATCTCATGTAGGTATAGTAGCTGAAGAAAATTATATCACAAGAGATGATAATGGTAAAGTAACTGCATTTGAATTTTATAATGTTACATCTTATACGGGTGTTTGTATAAGGACAAAATCTAGTGCTAGAAGTGATTTAGTATTTTGTTGTAGACCAGATTATCGACCTAAAGAAACTGTATCAGAGGTATCAAATATAAATTTAATACCTAATTCATATTTTAGTGGTGGTATAGGAAATACAGTTTTAAATGGAATAACATTTAATATTACAGACAACGGAACAATAACTACTACAGGTCAACCTACCGATAGTACTACCTTCCGATTAACAAGTAAATCATATCCTATATATCTTAAAAAAGGAACATATCAATTAAGTGGTTGCCCATCGAGAACAGATGTAACCTCTGGAAAGACATGGGGAATTTCAATAAAAGGAACAGATGATACACAAATAGCATGGGATTTAGGTAATGGTGCTACCTTTAAAATTACAGATAATTTCAAAGCGATACATATTTATATTTATATATCATCTACTAAAAATAGTACAGGATATGTTTGGAATCCTAATTTAATAAGGATTTTATAGGAGGTGGCTACAATGAATACACATATAATGTTGATTGCAGAAATAATCACAGCGATAGTTACAATCTGTGGATTTTTAGGTAGTATATGGAAATTGTTTAAAAAAATAAATAATTTCCAAGAAACATTAGATTATAATACTTTAGAAACATTAAAATTAATTATAATTAATGAAAATATACCATTAGATGAACGCCTAAAAGCAGGAAAAATTTATACTGAAAAAGGTGGTAATGGTTCAATTAAAAAAATATACCACAACTTAGAAGAAGAATTAGCAAATCAGTATATGGGTGAAAATTTAGAAAATGATAATGAATAAATTTAGTAAAAGGTTAGATCAATTTCTAGCCTTTTTATTATAGAAAGGAGAAAATTAATGGCTAAAAATATTAAAACTAGAAAAGGTGCTGATGGAAATTATTATCTAAATAAATGTTTAGAATTAATTGATGATATTTATTTAGATAATCCTCTTATAAAATCTCTCTATGATTATGATATTGGAATTTATATTTCATCAAATGGCAATGGATTTTCCGTTAAAGATTATTCTGGAAACATTATTATCTCAAATATTAATAACTTTTCTTTTGATGAAGATTATGATTACGGAACAATATTAAAACTTGAAACGGAAAGTAAAGTTTATTATTTAAAATTTGATAAGATAAAGTATTCATCTTTACTTAAAAACAATTTAAGTTCAGGAAATGATGTTAATA